AATTCCGCAATTAAATAGCCATTTGAGCGTTTTGCGGACAGAGAAAGGAGAGATTGTCCTTCCTTATGGTAAATGCTAAACACGACACCACTTCTTACGAGAACTGTGGTTATCAGCGTGAGATATTTGATGGAAATTCATTATATGACGCTTTTGTGAAAGCAAAACAAGGAAGTGACTGGAAACCACAAGTCCAACAGTTTGAAATGACCTATCTCTTAGGTCTCTCGAAGTTACAAACGGAGGTTGAGAATAAAGAGTATGAATTTCTCCCGGCTACGAATTTCGTATTAAGGGAACGAGGTAAAACACGATATGTCAGCGGCGAACAAATACCCGACAGAATAGTAAAACACAGCTTATGTGATGAACAGCTCCTACCTATCATTCGTAAATATCTGATTTATGACAATGGAGCGAGTCTTGCACACAAGGGTATTGACTTCCAAAGACGAAGACTGCTGGTACATCTTCGTAAGTATTACTCTCAGCACAAAACAAATGACGGATATATCCTACTGATAGATTTCTCGAAGTATTACGACAATATCAGACACGAGGACTTAATCGAACAGTTTGAGCAGTTTATTCATAATGAACACGCATTATGGCTTCTGAGAAAGACAATCGACCACGCAAAAGTCGATGTTTCGTATATGACAGACGAGGAATACGCTAACTGTATGAATACGGTGTTTAACTCGCTCGAACATGGAGCAATCGACAGAAAGCTACTTACAGGCGAAAAGTTTATGGCGAAACACCTAAACATCGGAGACCAAGTAGCACAGGTCGCCGGAATTACATACCCGATGGAGATTGATAACTATGTCAAAATCGTTAAGGGTGTGAAATTCTACGGTAGGTATATGGACGATAGTTACGCTATTCACGAGAGTAAAGAGTTCTTAGAGGATTTGCTACGAGATATTGTCCGTATCGCAAATAGTATCGGTATAACCGTCAATTTGAAGAAAACTCGAATTTGCAAGCTGTCGGACTATTGGAGATTTTTACAAGTCCAATACTCGCTGACCGAAACAGGTAGGGTTATTCAAAAAATCAATCCTAAGCGTCTTACCGCTATGAGAAGAAAAATGAAAAAGCTCTGCTACATTCTCAGTCCTACGGATTTCGAGAATTGGTTTCAATCGTGGTTTAAGGGTCATTACAAACTTATGAGCAAACTACAAAGGCAAAATATATGTACTTTGTACGAACAATTAAAGGAGGTATGTAAAAATGTACACAATCACATTGAGTAATGGTACGAAACTCAAGAACCTCGAACTCAACGGAAATAATTACATTTCCGAGACGATTATCGAGGACTCGGTATTTGAGGGTGGTCTTGATACCGTAGTAATCTCCGATGGCGAGACTACCGAGACCTTTACCGATATGCGTCTTATGAGCAATCGTGTAGACAACGGTAAGTCTTGGTTCGTTCTTGGAGAAAAGACCGCACAGCAGAAGAAAGAAGAAGCTCTCTCCCTCGAACTTGAGGAAATGAGACAGGCTATGAACGCACTTTTGACAGGGGAGGTACAGTAATATGAATTTGACTCAGACTGCCTTAGAAATGAGAAAAGCTCTGCAATATTTTGTAGGTACGCTTGACGCTGATACTCAGCTTGAAATGATGTTGGAAATTCCCTCTGTATATCCGGCTTATGCTGTTGGAGTGGCTTATAAAACAAAAGAGGTATTTTCCTATGGTGTAAACTCCGTAGGCGACCCTCAGCTTTATCAAGTCCTCCAAGACCACACAAGCTCCGCTGAATGGACTCCCGATACCGCTGTGAGTCTGTATAAGGCGATTGGTGTGAGCGAAAGCGGCTACCCGGAATGGGTACAACCTTTGGGAGCTACGGACGCATACAATAAGGGCGATATTGTCAGCTACAACGGTACGCTGTATATCTCCACTATTGACGCTAATACTTGGAGTCCCGAAGCATATCCGGCTGGCTGGGAGGTCTACACCGAGTAACCAATTAACGGAGAGGGAGAACTTCTCTCCCTCTCTATCACAGTAAGGAGAACACACTATGATTTCAGAAACCACACTAATTGTAAGTATCGTTGGTGCTGTTTTCGCAAGTACCGGGTTTTGGGCTTTTCTTACATTTCTCATTCAGAGAAAAGATAAAAAAGATAGTGCCGAGAGTCAAATGCTTAAAGGTCTCGGACACGACCGCATTATCTATCTCGGTTCTTGCTACATAAAACAGGGCTACATTACTAAGGACGATTACGAAAATCTCCACGATTATTTGTATATTCCTTATAAAATGTTGGGCGGCAACGGTACAGCAGAAAAGATTATGAAAGAGGTAGAGAAACTTCCTCTCAGAGAACAGGAGGGGTAAATATGAGCAATCAGTCGTTTATTGAACAGATAGCGGCACTTGTAAAAAAGTATGCTCCCTCTTATGGTATCGCTGTGTACTCTCCGATTATTGCTCAAGCAATCTTGGAGAGTGCGAGTGGCACTTCCGAACTCGCTGTAAATGCTCATAACTACTTCGGCTTGAAGTATCGTAAAAACAGGTGTAAGACCTGTATCGGTATCTATACAAAAGTCGGTAGTGAGCAAAACGCTGACGGAAGTTATACAAGCTCCTCTATGGAGTGGTGTAAGTTTGCGGATATGGAAAACGGAGTAATCGGTTATTTCGATTTTATCAATATCTCCAACTACGCTAATCTCAAGGGTGTAACAGACCCTAAGCAGTATCTTGAAAATATCAAAGCAGACGGTTACGCTACTTCCCTAAATTATGTTGACAATCTTATGAATGTCATAAGTCGATACAACCTAATTTCATACGACAAGGAGGTAAACGAAATGGGTTACACAAACAGTCCTTTGGTATCTTATACCAAAATCAGTCCAAACAGGACAAGTCCGAGAAATCATGCAATCGACACTATCACAATCCATTGTGTAGTCGGTCAATGCTCTGTTGAAACTCTCGGAAACATCTTCGCCCCTACCAGCAGACAGGCTTCTTCCAATTATGGAGTCGGTGTAGACGGTAGAATTGGTATGTATGTCGAGGAGAAAGACCGTTCTTGGTGTTCTTCCAATGCGGCAAACGACCATAGGGCAATCACGATTGAGGTAGCAAGTGATACTACCCACCCTTACGCTGTCAATGACAAAGCGTATGCGGCTCTCATTGACCTTGTTACCGATATTTGCAAGCGTAACGGTATCAAGAAGCTCATTTGGTCTACGAGTAAGAGCGACAGAGTAAATCACAAAAACGGTTGTAATATGACCGTACATCGTGATTACGCAAACAAGAGTTGTCCGGGAGATTATCTCTATAATAGACATGGAGAAATCGCCGCTGAGGTCAACAAGCGTTTGAACGCTACCGAGGAAAAGACTGAGGACAAGCCTACGACTGAAATCCTGTATCGTGTACAGGTCGGGGCTTATTCTAAGAAAGCCAATGCTGACGCTATGGTGAAAAAGATTAAGAAAGCCGGATTTGATACATACATGGTTAAGGTCGATGGTCTGTATAAGGTACAGGTCGGAGCGTTCAGTAAGAAGTCTAACGCTGAAAATATGAAAGCAAAGATTACCGCACTTGGTTTTGACGCTTTCATTACTACTAAATCCGGGACAGCAGTTTCTACCGAAAAGAAAAAGTCTGTAACGGAGCTTGCAAAGGAAGTTATCGCCGGAAAATGGGGGAACGGTGCTGACAGAAAAACTCGTCTGACACAGGCTGGTTATGACTATAACGCTGTACAGGCGAAAGTAAATGAGCTTATGAAGTAGTAAAAGTAGTGGAAAAGTGGTTTTTGCGTAAACTTTCGCCTTATATGCGTGTATCTATCAAAAGTTACCGCAAAATCATAAGAACAACTACTTTTACTACTTCAACACCAAATTAAAGGAGGAAAAACCTATGATTAACTGGAAAGTAAGAATTAAGAACAAGACCTTTTGGCTGACTATTATCCCGGCTGTACTGTTGCTGGTACAGGTTGTAGCCGCTGTGTTTGGCTATACGCTGGATTTGGGCGAATTGGGCGATAGACTGCTCGATGTAGTAAATGCTGTGTTTACCGTACTGGTTATTCTCGGTGTTGTAAACGACCCGACTACCGCTGGTGTTACGGACTCTACACAGGCTCTTACCTATACCGAACCCAAAAAGAAAGAAGTAGACTAAAAATAGCCTACTTCTTCGATATGCAAAACA